TAGCAAAAACTTTGCAAGACTCTGCCACCGATCTAGGGAACTGGCTATCTGAAGCCGATGGGGCCACTGGCGCAGCTCTTGATTTTGGCGGTGCCATTGTTCTTTTGGCTGGTGCTTTTAAGGGCCTTTCGTTTTTGACAGGTGTAGCTGCAACTCTTACAGCTGTGAACACTGCATTGGCTGGACTGGCTGGTATTGCGCCAATTTTGGCAGGTGCAGGACTGGCAGGGATAGCAACAGCCATCGGTCTTATTGTAATTGGCCTTGCCGCACTGTTCAGCCTTTTGCGTGACAACACAGATCGCACCTACATTGTCAAAGCAATACAAGACTTTTGCTCACTAATTGCTAATGCCTTTATAGGTATGTACAAAGGTATTCGCACAGTGATGAACCTTTTGGCTGGCGCTGGAAACTTTGTTACAAGTGCTTTTGGCTTAGGAGACCAATTTGGCAAATTGCCAGATACTCCTTTCCTTAGCATGTCTCGGGCATCAGATTTTGCCAGTGCTCGCCCTTCAACAATTACTAACCCAGGCGCTAATCAGGCAGGTGTGCCGGGTGCGCCAATTATTAACATCAACACTGGCGTAGGCGACCCTGTAGCCATAGGCAAATCTGTTGTAGATGCTCTACAGGCATACCAAAACCGTTCAGGCCCACTGCCCTTAAAGGTTGGCTAATGGCTTTCCCAACACCCAAGGTTTACATTGCCTTCACTGACGGCCCTTATGTGGCGTCACCGACATGGACAGAAGTAACAGATTATGTGTTTTCTGCTGATGTCTCGCGCGGCAGGGCTGACGATTACAGCAATGTTGTAGGCACTGCTTATGTGGTGCTTAATAACAACACCCGGCGTTTTGACCCGTTCAACACTGCTGGGCCGTATTACGGAAACCTTGTGCCTAGACGCCAGATCAAAATTGAAGCAGTGTCTAACAGCACAACTTTTTCTGTGTTCCGTGGCTATATCGCTGGCTGGCCTGCCCAATTTAATGATGCTGGCAAGACAGGCACAGTCTCGCTGCAGTGCTTTGACGCGCTAGCACTGTTAGCCCAAGAGCAGCTGCCTGACTATGTTTACGCCTACACACAAACACTTGCCCCTACGCACTACTACCGTCTCGATGACCCAATTGGTCAAGGCTTCCTTAAAGACGTTGGCAGCAGCCCAACCAACCTTGTAGCAACAGGAAACACATACAACAAAAGTTCATCCATAGTTCCTGCTTTACAATCAGAAGCAACACAGTTTCCTGCTTTCTACCAAGCAACAGGCATTGCGTCAGTGGCTAATACTGCAATTTCAATATCGTTTTGGATTGAGTCGGCAACCTTAAAAGGCACTAATTTTACTGGCACTACATTTGGCACTAGCCAAGTACAAATACTTTTTGCAGTGCCACCTGCTAATGGCGGCCAGTACCTTATTTACGGTATTAACACTGCTTTGGGCAATACATATTTTGGGCAGCCAACAGTGCCACTGGGGACTGACCAGTCAAATGGCCCTGTGCATATCGTGGCTACCTTTACAGGCAGCACCTTAAAAATATATGTAAACGGACAAGACGCAACACCAGCGCTAAGCACTTTGCCCGGGGGCTCTGCTACTAATGCTTTGCAAGTATTTGGGCCACTTGTTCAAGAATTATCAACTTATAACTATGTGCTAAATGCCACCCAAGTTGCAGACCTCTACAAATTTACTGCAGCATCACTGACCGAAACCACCTCTGCACGTTTTAATCGCCTACTTGCCTACACAAGTTTGCCTAGTGCTTTATACAGCGCATCGGCAAGTCCTGTTGCATCGGTTGCAGCCATTGGTCAAGTTGCCAGCAATTTAACAGCCGAACTTTCATTAGTTAATAACTCTGAGGGTGGCGTAATGTACGTCTCAAAATCAGGTGTGCTGACCTTTCAAGACCGTAACTATTACTACACGAACACTAAATCCACTGTTAATCAGGCGACCCTTGCCACTGGCTCTATTGGTTATGAACCACAAGTGTCTATGGAATACTCAGGCGATGACATAAGAAACGTGTATCAAGTTAATTACACAGGTGGCGGGTTTGTTGAAGCATCAGACGCGTCTAGCGTTAGCGCTTACGGCAGAAACACAACCACCCTTGACACTCAACTATCAACCGTGGCACAGGCAAACACACTTGCAGCCTATGAGGCCTTTACAGGTGGAACACTGCTAAGTGACATCAGCCCAGTAAAAGTAGGCGTCGCTGGTGTAACGGCTGACTGGACAACCCTGCTAGGTCTAGAGCTATTTGAGCGTTACACCATCACGGTAAACCCATCCACAGGATCAGCCTTTTCCCAAACCCAACTCATTAACCAAATCAGGCACACAATCGTGCCGGGTAAATACGAGATGACTATTGACGGCTCAGCGCGTTTCTCGTCTCGTTTTATCCTTGACCAGTCTGTCCTTAACGGCCAAGACCGTTTACAATAGGGCACTATGGGAAACACTTACGACCTTCAACCTGCACCAGCGCTACCTTTAGTTGCTTTATTAGTGCCACAGATGAGAGAAATCCGAGACCGTTTGCTTGCTGGCTCTGATTGGCGAATGTTGCCAGATATCAAAAACGACAAAACAGCGTGGGCTGAGTACCGCCAGCAGTTGCGCGACTTTCCAGATACTTGGGTGCCTGACCCTATTGTCACCTTTCCATCACCACCAACAGATTAGGTTGTAACTAATGGCTATAAATCCAAACACAGACTTTACGGCTGGGGCTGTATTGACAGCTGATCAGGAAAATCGTTTTCCGCGTGGCGTGGTTGCTTACGCACAAACGACCACCACTGACAGCACAATTACGGCTGAGGAAATTCAAGTAACTTCTACAACTTTTACGGCTGTAGCTAATCGTTACTACCGCATTACTTACTATGAACCCCAAGTTTCTAGCGCTTCTGGTGGCTTTCTTGTTGGTTATATCCGCAAAACAAACCTGTCTGGCACACAGTACGCCTCGTCTATTTTTCAATCTCCTACTGGTTTTCAGTTAAACGGGTACTTGAATGTTTCAGCAGTTACTACATTTAGTGCAGGTTCAACAGTAGTAGTTGGCACTATCGCTTCAGGCGCTGGAACATCATCGGCAACACGAAATGCAAACTATCCAGCATGGATATGTGTTGAGGACATAGGCCCAGCCTGATGAAACGCCTAGCCCTGCTTAGCCTTACCCTGCTCACCCTGACAGCCTGCTCAGACCGTGTACGCCACCAATGCAAAGTTGGCACAGCCCCTAAAACATTCTTAGAAAGCAAATGCCCATGAAACTAGAAAAACGACTTAGCAATGAAGAAATAAAAGCACGTCTTATTCTTGTGGTTGGCGTATGCCTCTCGAGCGCGTTCCTGTTCTCAATCGTTGCCCTGTTGTACGGCCTGCTGTTCGTAGTACAACCAACAGAGCAAGCACCCAACGACAGCGAGGCTTGGGCAATTCTTAGCCCCATGCTTATGACACTTGCCGGTGGCCTTATCGGCTTACTTGCTGGCAACGGGCTTAAAGACAAACCAAAAGACCCACCACAGCCATGAGCCCAAAGGTTTACCCCTACAAAAAACTTGTCCTACCCGCCGAAGTAGCCAAAGTAGGCAACGGCAATTTGACCCCAGCCATGCTCAAAAAAGTCAAGACAGGTGGCGAAATGTGGACAGGTGCAGCAGTCGCTTTTAACAAGCTCTACACCGACTGTCTTGCTGCTGGTTTCAAGCTGCGTAACGTGGGCGATTACCGCCCCTTCGATGCACAACTAGCCATGTTCAGTGATCGTTACGCGCTAAAAGACTCAGGCCGTAACCCACAAGTGACACGCAAATACCAAGACAAACTGTGGTATCTGAAAAAGGGCAAATCGCCTAGTGGTGTGCCGGGTACTTCTAACCACGGCTTCGGTCTTGCCATTGACCTTGCCTATGACAAAGATGGTGCCCTTGTTTCTATGGGTGGCAAGTGTCTTGACTGGATGTGCGCCAACGCCCCCAAATATGGTTTTTACCTTCAAGGCTCAGACCCTAAAAGCCCTGAGTTTGAGGCGTGGCACTGGCAATACGTGTGTGGCGATAAGCCACCAGTGCTGCCGTAAGGACTCCTAGACACTGTTTGAGCAGTGCTAGGGCTAGGTGGTGGGTGTCTTTGTTTCCATTGGGATATCCACCACCGCTTTTCTAAATTGTGTAAAGTAACCATCGCTACTCAAATAGCAGAAAGACAAAGGAAACATGATCTACACAGACCTACCGTTGTTCAGGGCTACAGACCCGGACACATCCCGCCAGCCGAGCCCTATTCGGGTGAATACCCATCGAGCGTTACTG